CTTTATAAGCTTGTTCTAATAACTTATCTATTTTTTTAACACCGTTAACTTCTTGTACTCTATTAAAGTCCTTAGCTTCTTTGATTTCGTCTTTTATTTCTTTAAATGTTTTCATTTGTTGTTCCTATTTCTGTTTTTACTGATTCATCTTTTTGGATAGGACTTTGTCCTTGGTCTACTTTATTATTTAGGTAATCATGAGCAGTATCTAAATAGTCATTTGCTTTGACTATTTTATTAACCCACCATGCTGGATATTCCAAATCAGCATTTACTTGCTCTAACAAGTGTTCAGCATTTCTTTTAAGTTGTGTTAATTGATTAACTATATTAGCTTTTTGAGTATGTCCACCTTCGCTTAATACCTTAACATAAGCATCGCTTAATCTACTGTAATCAGGTTTATCGTACATTATTAACACCTTCATTAGCTGTTCGTAAAGCTCCTCTGACCACAGGGTCATCGGATAAACCTCTTTTTATTTTTTCTATTTTATCAACAGCAGGAGTCATTGCTCCTCCCATGGATAAAGCAATTTCTACTGCCTTTGCAATATCAGATGGTTTATATCTACTTCTGTATTTTTCAAAAAGATTGGAACCTGTTGGTACATAACTAGCATTTAATAAATGCTGGTCAATAAAACCTTCTATATCATCAGAATCATTAATTTCGCCATTCTCCATTCCCCATTGAACAAAATCTTCTTCTGCATCATTTGGTAGGTCTTTACCTTTATTTTGTAAAGCCATTATATGTCTTTTATGTTTTCTACAAAGTGCTTTCCATTCTCTATCTCTAGGGAATTCTTTTGATGGGTCNTTATANGCTTCATCTAAAGGTAAAACTTTACCTNTCATAGGAGNACCAAGTCCTGTTGGTTTAATATTACCAGCTTTTCTTTTCTTAGCTGTTTCTTCTACTTCGCCTGATTCCCACCATGATTTAGGTGCGTGTGTAATAACCCAGCTGCTACCAGATGGCTTAAATTTCATATTCCAATGATGAAGGTGTTTCATAAGGACAAGTCTTAGGTCAACTGAAGAGTCTGGGTCATTTTCTAGTCTTAGTAAATCATCAAAGAAAGAATCATCGCCGAATATAGGATATATATTCTTAGCGTATGTCTTAGCATTTTGTTTTGTTCCCTTTACCTTTTTAGTTAAAAACTTATATTGTAGTGTTCTTAGTTTTTCTAGATTGTCTGGTACTGCCCAGGTACCTTCTATTATTGTATCTTCTTTTACCTTCTTAATTTCTTTATCTAATTTGGCTTTTTTAAGGTCACGTTTGCCTTGTTCAATATCAATATCAGTATTTCTATCATAACCGGCCAATAAATCTTTTAGGTTACCACGGTATTTAATTTTTTCTGAGGTATTAGACATAGCTAACATTGTTTTTCTATCAGCCAAGTCCCAACCACCGCCGTGGTCTTCAGCTGTTTTTAGTTTACTTAATGAAACATATAAAGGCTGTAAGTCCTTACCATCTTTATAATCAGATGTTTTACTATATTTTGGGTCAATCATAAGGCCAACTTTATATGCGCTTGAACCTTCCATTGGTGTTGAGTAAACAGGTTTCTGTTTAATTTTATTCTTCTTGCAATATGCGTCAATCATATCCGTTGCTTTAATAAAGTCCTTTTTATTCTCTTCTGATGTGATTCTGTCTCCTCTACCACCTCTGAATTGAATATAGAAATCTACACATCTAGGATAGTTTTTATCTACATAAGGTTTAAATGATTCAGTCATACCCAATAGAGCAAATAAATCTTTTCTGAATCCACCTTTCATTGGTTTTGGAGACGAGATTTGTGTATATTTGGTATTTGAATCTGAGACATATGCATCATGTTTCTTCATAATTTTTTCAATGTCTTTTTTAAACTGTTTAAATAGTCTTGACGAAAGAGCCATTTTCTCTTCTGATACTGTAGTTACCTTGGTTGATTCTCTTATGTCTTTAAAATTTTTCATGTTTTCCTTTATACTTTAGCGGCTAAATCTTTATCTGCTTTGCCCCATGTTCCTTTTCCTTTTGTTACAAATGAATTAACTCTCGCTAATCCCCATTGAACAGCTGTTGTTCCTGGACGATGTCCTGATTTCCATGCTGCAACTCCTCTATCAAAAACTTTCTTTAATATAGGCAAAGGCATTTTAGACGCGTCAGCTTTCTTTTGGAGAGCTTTGTCAGAGTTACCTTCATTAACTCTAAAATCTTCTAAGTATAATTCACCAAACATTTGGTCATATTTCTTAGTATGGTCTGATGGTTTAGTTTTGGCCGAAGCATCACCAGGTGCAGGTTTTGTTGATAGTTTCTTAAAATGAGTAGCNCGTTTTTTCTTNGTGCTNTTNGCCATTTCNTCNCCATCAGCATCNNNTGCATAATANCCTTTNGGTTGTGTNCCTTTCATTTTCTTAATATCAGGGTCNTGAGNTNCTTNNTTTTCTTTAAAGAATTGTCCTGGAGTCATTCTTTTATAATTGTTTGTAAGTTTATCTGTTCCCCATTCTCCAGCATTCTCAACAATCTCTACTGCATCTAGCCAATATCTTTTTTTAGATGATTCTGTTTGAACCATAACATAATTGGAACCACAAACAACAATCTCTCCGACTTCGTTTGATTCTTTTATTTTTACAATATTACCTTTCTGAAATAAATTACCATCAATATAATCTTCTCTTGTTTCTGAAAGTGGTGGTAATTCTATGTGTTTACGGAATGATTCTTTCTTTAATCCCATTCCTTTTCTGACTGCATAGTATAATGTTTGTATTCCGTCTCCTTGAACCTCTAAAGATGCATCTGCAAATCCTTGTAGGTCACCAGCCGCGGCTAATGCTCTTAATTTAGAAGCAGACATACCTTTTACATCTTCTGCATCTGGGTCTCTTTGCCCGGCACTTACAACATTAATTGAGCCTTGGAAGTTATAAAGGCCATGTTTTGATTTTTTACCATTATACTTATTTAATAATATGTCAAATTCTCTTACTCTATCGCTTCCAGCGACCATGGTTACCTTTGTAAATCCTTGGTCATATAATTTGGTACATACATCTAATACTGTTCTTATGTCCTTATCGGCCATAATAGCTCTTGCGTGTTTAGGAAACATCTTACGCATGAACTTAATTTTTTCCTTAAACGGTAATGGATTTTTTTTAGGGTCAACTGATTTAGAAGAGTATATGCGATATACACCACCTCTGGAGATTTTTTTAAGTTTTTCAAATAACAATTCATGTCCCTCAGTCGGGGGATTGAATCGTCCAAAAACGAAGGTTACTTCATTTGAAGCTTCGCTTAAGTATTCACTAAATGATTGTATTGACATTTATATCCTCGGTTTCCCATTAGCCTGGATTATCCCAGCCTTTTATTATATCTTTGCTGAAGTTGTTAGTCGAAAATTCCATTCGGTCAACTAGCTTTACAGCGCCACCTTCCATTCGATCGATTGCAACAAAACCTTCTGGGTTGGTTACTCTAAATCCGGATTTAGTTTTTACAAATGTACCAATTTTTGATACATTGTTTAGTTTATTTATAATAATTAATTTACTATCTATAACAAAATTCTGTAAAATAAAGATATTTTCTAAATTTTTAAGGTTTGATTTAGAGAAAAACGATAATAACACATCGCGTTTATCTATTTGCACCTGTTTTCCTTTATCAGAACTTCTTTTGTCTATTTCTTTTGCGTACCTATCGGACACAAATTGGATTAAACCCTTGGCATGTTTCTTTGTATTCTGAACTCTTTGTCCTTTTCTTACCATGGTATTATTATATATGTTGATTACTAGGTTTAATTCTTTGTTTGATTCTATTTCTTTGAGTGTACTACTCGAAATTGTTTTAAATATTTTACCCGCATTGGATAAATTGCTTGACAGTTGTAAACTTTCTTTTTGAGTAAGAGTTGCGGTACCTGATAAGTCTTTCATTGTGGCGTCTTGCATCCACACATTTTTGGATTGTTTTATTTTTGCTACAATATCCTGGCCGAATGAAGCTGACATACTTCCAAAGTCTGAGCCACTATATGTTGTGTGCCACACAATGCCAACTTTTGCTTGTGTTATTTCTTTTGCTAATTTCGTGTCTGCAGGTACAGCATAAACGATAGTATTAGGGTGGAAAGTAATATGCTTAATTCCATTTATATTCTCCTTCTTCAAATCACCTTGGTCAAACATAAAATCGCCTTGTATAACTCCTTTGATTCCTAATCCTTTTAGATTATCAAAAGCTAATTTTAGTTTCTTATTTAAATCGCCCGAGGTATCAGCATCAATGTCTGCGTGATTCTTATATACCTTAGGGTTCTTCGCGAAAATGCCTTTTTTTGCTACAAAGAACTGACCATCAGATGGGTCCTCTCCAACAAATAAGGCGGGTGCACCGTCCCACTTCACGGTAACATCCATTGGTGCTTTCGTGTTACCGTCTAACATATCCCTCAGTGACCTAAGCGCTAGGATAGCTTGGCGTGCACCCTTGACTCCTCCGTCAAGGATTAAATCTTCTATATGAGTCATATGTGTATTCTTTGACTCAGCTAAATAATTTTTTAGTGATTTCATGATTGTAATTTTGCCTTAAATGCTGATGTCGCTACTGCATTAAAATTAGGGGCTGACCTGAAGTCGCCTTTATATCTTAATGTAATATTTGCAATAGTTGTTTTACCAATGATAAGAGATAATTTAAGGTTTGCCGCAGTTGCGCCTGGGTCAAATGCTTGTTTCTCACCCGGAGTGAGTATTATCTTTGCCTTACCTTCTTTAAACAAATCATTAAGTTTGGTTGTTGAGGTTTCAATATCTTTATACTCTCCCTTTTCTACAACAACACCTTTTCTTGGTCCATATTCACCTATACCTGTTACAAGTGCAAAATCAAAGTTAACCTTTTTTAGTTCTTTTAAATCTGCTTTAAAGATTAATTGAACTAATTGGTTGGCAATTAAATCACTATTCTTGTTTATGGTATCTGCCATAACTTTAAATAGTGTTCTCTTACCTTTTAACACTCTGTTAATAACATCGTTTGGTATTCTTTGGATATATTGTTTCCAATTTTTATTTGTTGGTTTATCTTTCTTTAAATCAGCTATTAAATCAGGAGACAATACTTTAATTCTTGTGGCCAATTTAATAACATGTAAATAAAAATTACCAGCATCTTTTTCAATTTGGTCTCTTACCTTATCAAACTTCTTATCGGCAAGTAAGGTGGTAAAAGCTTTATTAATTAATGTTGGGTCAGTTTCATTTGTTCGTTTCTTTTTCTTTAAAGAAATACCAACAAAGTTCTTACCCTTTTTAATAATAAAGTCAGATGAATTAAAGTCTTTCATTCCATGTTTTGTCATTTGGAATTGTGTTACATCTTTATCCCAAGCCATACCGGTTAAATATACCATATCAGCATTGCCATATCCGGCATCTATAATGGCATTAGCAGCCGAAACTGCTTGGCACATATTGGAATAATTACCTTTTAGTG